TGCACATTTCGGTCTGTACGGGTTTGAGCGTCAAACCTATCAGTTAGGGTGGGGGTATCGGTTAGAGCCGGTTTTCGGCTCTCAGATCGTTTCTAAGCCCTTAGGAGGCTCCAGATGCCCGGTCCTGCTCCGAAGAACCCCGCAACCCGTCAGCGGCGAAATAAGAGCTCCACAAACGCCAAGCTGTCTCTGGTGGTGGATCACGAGGTCCCACCGATGCCCGACGCGGACGATTGGATCGGCCAGATCACGTCCAGCGACGGCAACGAGATCCCCGACGCGCCGGTGGAGTGGTCCTCCGCCGTCGTCACCTGGTGGGAGTCGATCTGGTCGTCCCCGATGTCGAACGAGTACCACGACGCGGACATCCACCAGCTCTACCTGGCCTGCTTTTACCTCCAGCAGACCCTCAACCCCTACCTCAAGATGTCCGACCGGCTGAACTCCTCGAAGTCCTACGAGGCCACGATCAAGAACTTCGGCCTGACCCCGATGTCCCGCCGGTCTCTCCAGTGGGAGATCGAGCGGTCCGAGGAAGCTCTCGCCAAGGGTGCCAAGCGCCGCAACCGCACTCCCGAGGCCGACCCCGCTCCAGTCCCCGCTGGCGGGGTCGACGACCCTCGCCTGGCCGAGGACGAGGACGACCAGAATCCGTTCGACGTCTCGCCGGAGTACGACGCGGGATGACCCGCTAAGCTCCACGACGTGTGTTCGGCGTGAACCCCGGTCAGTCGGTGGCCGGGGTTCACTTTTGCCCTCATCCGACTGTGACCGAGATCACAGCTCAGACCGACCTATCAAACCGTGCAAACCTATCGATTTTCTGTAGTACCCATCCCGAAAACGCTCTGACCTGCGCTTTCTCCCCAGAAAACGATACGTTTCTCCGGTAGGGCTACACGAAAACACCCTCTGACCTGCTGTATTTCATTGTGCGAGGAAAAAGCTGGGACCCCCCTATAAGAGGGGGTGTCCCTCCGGCCCCCTTTTGCAGAAATCTTTAGTGACGCCGACCTATCAAGCCATACAGATCTATCAAACCGTACAGACTAAGTTCTTTTAAGGGTGTCCCAAAGATTATAGAATTACTTAGTACTACAATCTCTTGTCTTTGCAGGTCAGGGTATGAAAAACCGTAGGAGAAAGTGTATGTGATAGCTTCGCCTTTTCGCAGGTCAGTATGTAGCGAGGTTTTGAAATGTATCCCGGAAAACACAATCATTGCCCGACTATAGGCGCGTGCGCCCGCGCGTGATACACCATCGGCTCCCCGAGCGCAACCGCCAGAGCAACCCGCCATATCTATCAAACCGTGCGCCCCGAACCTGACAAACCGCACGCCCGGTTCGACAGCGCCGCTCTGACCAGCAACAACGAGTTATCTTCGGGAGATATAGCGGTTAAACTTGACACATACCGACCAGTTCCGTAGTGTTCCTCTCGTCGCCAAGGACATCGGGGTTTATCCCGAGGGACTTCTTCCGAGGCGGCGCAGTTCGATCTCCTCCGCAGGACCGTCCACGCTATGGACCTGTGCAGGGGATCGGCATAGGGGAGATGCGTCGCAGATGGCAGCGCGGACTCACCTGGTGGACTTGTGAGAGAGTTCCTCACCAGGGGGCCGGATCGGGTGTTCGAGTCACCCCTCCCCTACGAAGCGGAATCGGGACTGGTTGTCCGGCAGGGCCAGCCAGGAAGCGACCGCGAGTCGGACTCTCTCTGCCGGGAGGGTTCGGCGCTCGCAGGGGTAGCTCAGTGGTGAGAGCGCGGCTCTGATAAAGCCGAGGTCGGTGGTTCAATCCCATCTCCCTGCACGATGGTCACGACGGACAGGCCGGGTTTCCCCCGGCAGTACCTACCGGGGTGCTTCGTGACTGGCCCGGCCCTACTTCAATTTGGCTGCCAACCAAGGAGATTCACAGTGCCACGCAAACAGATCCACGACATCATCGACGAGTGCTACATGGTTCACTCGTACGAGATGGCCGCGAAAGGCAAGAGCCTCGCGCTGTCCGTCGCGATTCCAAAGGCCCTGGTCGAGAACGACTACGACATCACCCTGCTCGATGACACGGTGTGGACAGAGTTCGCCGACCTGCTTCATGCTCGGCTGTCGCACTGGGCCACGAAGGGGTCCGACCCGAGGACGCAGGTCGCCGAGATCATCATCGACTTCCAGAACGCCGGTCTGCTCGTCCGGAAGAGGGCCTGATGAGGAAGACAATCGTCGCCGTCGCGGCCAGCGCCGCGCTCCTGGCGGGGTGCGGGTGGGGACCGTCGAACACCGAGGGAACCGTCGTGGACAAGTCCATCGACAAGGGGTCCTGCAAGCGCAAGGACGGGAAGACCAAGTGCAGCTCGGACGAGTACGAACTCAGCGTCCGGCGCAGCGACGGCGTCACCGTCGAGATCGACGTGAGCCGCCGCACCTTCGACCGGGCCAACATCGGCCAGTACGGGAGCTGGAAGTGAAACACCGCATCAAGCTGCGCCGCCCGAACCGGACCTACGGGGTCCCCGACAACTACCTGGTCGGCCTGATGGTCTTCCAGTACGTGCTCTGGCTGGTCGTCACACTGCCCTTCATGCCGTTCACCTACGAGGGGTTCTGGTGGCAGCTCGTCGTCGTACTGCTCTCCGGCCTCGCGGGGCCGCTGCTGACGTACGCGCTGTTCGGCCACAAGTACCGCCGATGACCAAGGAGAACGAGTGCTCGACGCCATCATCGAGGGAATCGCCGACGCCCTCGGACACGGAGTCCCCGACACCGTCGCCCAGCGCACCGCCGACCGAGCCAGCCGATCCCGGTGGAGTCGACTACGTCTCCCGTGGCGTCGCGACCAAGGCCCAGCGGGACGCGTTCTACTTGCGGCTGAACGAGATCCAGACACCATCAACGTGATCTACCCGAACCCATCGGAGGAACGCCAGATGTGGCGCGCACAGATTGTCCGAACCGTCCGCAAGGGTGTGACCCAGTGGGACATGTCCTTCCCGCAGCCCCACCGCGAGGATGACCTCATCCCCGTGCCGAACTCGGACCAAGAGATCACGCTCGACCACCCCGGCGTCTTCCAGTTCCGGGTCGACCAGCACAACTCCGTCGACGGCTCTTACCAGTCCACAACATGGGTGGTCGCCAACGACGAGAACACCGTGCTGCTGACCGTCTCCAACATCCTGGAGACCGAGAAGCGCACCATTGAGTCGGCCAGGGAGCAGCTCCGAGGCATGGTCTGGGAGTCCCTCCGGCGGGGAGGTCAGTTCCAGTGAAGTACCTGTTCATCGGAAACCGTCTCGTCGACCGGCCGGACACCTGGATGGAGATCACCCACACCGGCCCCCGGCCGCCGGAGACGATGACCATCGTCGTCGAGCTGTACGCCGAGGCCGCCAACCCCCGCCAGCGGGGTCAGATCGGACGGGCCAGCCAGGTCCGGCACCGCTACTACCGGCACACGCTCGGCAGGTGGCTGCGCGGCGAGGAGTCCAAGGAGAAGTTCGTCTACCTGCACGAGAGCATCGGCGGCGCGGCCGACCGGAGCATCCCGCTGTCCAACGAGATGGCCGAGAGCCTGTGGGACGAGATCGAGAAGAGGGAGGCAGCCGACCGTGGCTGAGAAGATCGAGGTCGGCGACACCGTCAAGCCGATCCACTACTCGCAGGAGAACGCCGGAAGGCACTACAAGGTCGAGAGCGTGGCCGGGTCGTACCTCATCGGTTCTCACGGCGCCATCGGCAGCCGGTACCGCGAGGAGCGCGAGTTCCACGTGGACGACGTGAAGCTCATCCGGAAGAACCCCCACCGGTTGAAGACCAAGCCGCTCGGCCACGCGCTCCCCGAGCTGTTTGCGAACCAGGCTCAGCGCGTCGCCATCGCGATCGACTCCGGCCACAACGGCTACGGAATGAGCATGGCCGTCCTCGACGAGTCGTTCGGGCCGGACGGCCACCCGATCAACGTCATCACCCAGATCAAGCACCACACCAACGAAGTCCTGGAGGACCCCGCAGTGCGTCTCGAATACACCACCCCCTCGACCGAGAACTTCCAGGACAAGCTGGCGTGGTACGACCTCGCCATCGCGGAAGCGAACGAGAAGGTCAAGAAGGCCGACAACAAGTCGGCACTGCGCCGGGAGCAGGCCGCCGAGCTGCGCCGGTCCCGGTCCCGGCTCGCGGTCGATGCCGAAAAGGCCTCGCTGGGGATGCCGCTGGAACCGGTGCCGAGCCGCTACTCCGAAACGGTGATCACGTTCACCAAGAAGTTCGGCAACAGCTACGGCAAGAGCTACGTCTACGCGGCGGTTCGCGCTCCGGGACTGAGCACCTGGTCGGTCACCGGCAAGTCGGAACTGACCTATGCGACGTGGGAGCAGGTCGTGGAGTTCATCCTCCGCGAGGAGAAGAGCTTCACCCACCGCCGCAAGGCCCTCCAGAGCATCCGGTTGCGCTGAATGAGCGACCTGTCGCGAATCGAGGAACGTGTCAAGGCCCTCTTCGCTCAGGCGGAGGGGGCCGGGGTCACGGAGGAGGAGTCCGAAGCCTTCCGTGACCGTGCGTACGCGCTGCTGGCGAAGTACGCGCTCGACGAGGCCAAGCTCCGCGCCGGGAAGACGGCCGAGGACGTGAAGGGTCTCTACGTCCCGATGCCGGAGAGCGTCTACCGGCGGGAGTTACAGGCCCTCCTCGGTGGTCTCGGCCGGGTGTTCGGCGTGCAGGCGCTCGACTACCTCGACAACTCGGGGTGCTGGCTGTACGGCCTGGAGGAGTCCATCGAGCAGGTGATGATGCTCTTCACGCTGATCCACCCGCAGATGACCGGCGCCGCCGAGGAACGCGGCAAGGGCTACGAGCGGCTCACCCCGCTGTTCTTCTTCGACGAGGGCTACGGAACGTCGTACTCGGCGCCGAAGAGCGACCAGTGGAAGCGATCGTTCGCGACCGGCTACCGAGTCCGCATCCACGAGCGGGTGCAGGAACAGTTCATCGAGGCCGAGCAGGACGAGGAGGAGACCGGCGAGTCGTCCGGTGTGCTCGTGCTCAAGTCGGACCTGGACCGCGCCAACGAGAAGATCCGCGAGGAGTTCGGCGACATCACCGGCCAGCGCGAGCAGGAGCAGTACGACCAGATGGCCGTGCTCAGCGGACACATCGAGGCCGAGAACGCGAACATCGGCGCGACCCAGCTCGACAGCCGGAAGTTCCTGGGGTGAACACCCCGATCCACGACCAGCTCCTCAACGAGATGGTCGTCCGCGAGCTGAACTCCCGGTCACGGCATCACGTCGTGGTCGGGGGTCGGCTCCCGGAGTGGCTGGAGGACATCAGCGCTTGGAATGTGCTTGCATCACGGTTTGATTCGTGCGATGATAGATTTGGTTCCAAACCTTACAGGGTCCAGGAGGACACTTTGAACGACATGCGCACCCACCTTCATCCGCACGAGATGGAGAACGCGGCGGCAGCCGCCCAGCACGAACGCGAACTGACCCGCCGAGCGCTGCGCGCCGCCACGTACGGAATCGACGGCAGCATCAAGAGCGAAGTCGAGTCGCACGCCGAGTACGTCGAGGCCGAGCGCGCCCGACGCGCCGAGATCGCCCACGAGGAGGAGCAGGAGGCCGAGAAGCTGGCAGAGCACCAGCGCCGGACCACCCCGACGCCGTTCGACGCCTACTTCCTCCCCGAGCGCCTGGCGCACCTGGAGAACTTCCCCGGCGAGGCTACCGAGTCCGAGCAGTACCGGATCATGCGCGCCGCGCGCCGAGAAGGCGTCCTGGAAGGCGCGGACGAGGAGGCCCCTGTGGTGAACATGGAGGAGGCGCAGCGCCGCGCGGCAGCCAAGCTCGACCTGCTGAACGCCGAGCTTGACCGCGACGCCGAGGCGAAGAAGCAGTTCCAGCTCCAGACCGAGGGGCAGTTCCTGGGGAACGAGCCGATGCGCGTGGGCTTCGAGGACGGGGCTGGTCACATCATCGTCGGCGAAGCCAAGATCACCCCGGCGCCGGACGGCGGCTTCCTGCTGACGATCGACGACGGCCAGGCGGAGACCTGCGAGGGTATCGGCTGCTGGTGCGGCAAGCCGAAGGCCGGGACCATCGAGGACGGAGTGATCTCGGTCGAGGTCGGGGAGGTCGACGAGGTGCTCGAAGGCGAGGTCATCGACGGCTCAAAGCCGTGGGTCATCGGCGCGCCGGACTACGTCCAGGGCTACCAGGACGGGGTAACCGATACGCACGCCGACCAGATTGCGGAAGATCGCATCATCGCCGAGAAGCTCCGTCAGGATGAGGAGCGCGGCTACGCCGTCGACACCGAACCGGCGCCGGTCGACCAGGGCAACCCGTCGGCGCACGACCTCGTCGTCGAGGACATGGGACAGCGGAAGCAGCACGGACTCGATGTGTACGGCGTCACACTCCAGGGTGGTAACGGCCGGGACCAGCTCCGCGATGCATACATGGAAGCTCTGGATCTCGTCTGCTACTTGCGCGCAGCCCTGTTCGAGAGGGATGGCCGCTGATGATCCGAGTCGGCTTCCGACCTTCCCCGCTGGTCAACGTCCTCCCCAAGAGGGCCACGCTGGTGGGGTGCGACTTCCCGCTCTGTGAGAAGGCCCTGGAGTTCCCCGTTAACCTCCAGGCCACCGACACCCAGTGCAAGAACGACACCATCCGCTACCTGCGGCGCGCGAAGCCTCACGGCTGGCACACCGACGGTCGCAAGTTCTACTGCCAGGCCCACGCCCCGAAGACCGGAGGATAGAACAATGCCCGACCAGACGATGAGCGCCGAGGATCGTGTCCAGGTGGACAAGCTCGCCCTGGAGATCGCATTCAAGAGCGAGGCGGAGCCGCTGACCGAGGCGGAGTCCGCCCTGCTGGCCACGGTGCGCCACCTGCACGTGGTGGAGAGCCGCAACCGCGCCCTCGGCGCGTCGCACGCACAGCTGGAAAAGTACGAGGACATCGTCGGCGCCCTCCAGCGCCAGCACAGCGGACTCCGCCAGGCCATCCGCGTCGCGGAGGACGGTCTGCTCGTCGGCGAGGTCACGGCGATGAAGGCCATCTATGGTGACCTGACCACCGTTCTCACCAAGCCGGAAGAGGTTCACTGACATGCCCAAGATCGCAGGAGAAGATCACGATCCGGACGCAATCCTGGAGGCGACTCCGGATGAAGTCCGGACGTGGGACGCTGAGTCATTGCAGGCGTACGTGGACCGCGCCGGACCGCTCCACTTGGAGATCATGAACCGGGCCGAGGAGCTGATGGTGCAGGCCAGGCCGCTGAACGAGGGCCTGTACGTCGCGCGCAACCGACTGATCGAACTCGGAAAGAAGGTCTGATCATGACCAGCGGGAGAGCTATCTGGATAAACGTCCAGGCCGTCACGATGGTGTTCGTCTCGCTGGTCCTGTTCGCCGGGGTCGTCCATGTCACCAATGGCGACCTCGGCCAGGCGTTCGAGAACACGATCGTCGCGGCGTCGTTGGCCGGGGCAGTGCTGCTCGGCCGGTTCGTTGAAAGGCGCATCGTCGCCCTCCAGCGGGTCGAGGGTCTGCGCCGCCGGTTCGACGCCGACGTGGCCGCCGAGCTGGCCGAGGCCGAGAAGTGGCACGCCGAGAAGCTCTACGAGGAGCGACAGGCCGCCGCGCTAGCCGAGCGGGTCCGGCGCTGGGAGGCGCACCTCCCCGGTGTCGAGGAGGCCGAGGAGCTGGCGTACGCGGAGAAGGCGGAGCGATCCAATCCGCAGTTCATGGTCGACCAGATGCAGGAGCGTCGCCGACAGGCCCGGTCGCGCTCTGAGCGTGGCTTCGGCCGGTACCTCGACCCGAAGACCGCTGGCGACGTTCATCCGGAGCGCATCCGGGCCGCCGAGGCGGCCAATCAGATGGCGATCGTCGCCGACCAGCTCGGGGGCAACTACGCGACGTTGGCGCAGCACCAGCGGGACCTGATCCTCCGGCCGCTGCCAGGCGTCGGGGTGGCGATGACGGGCAACCCCTTCCCGTACGACGTGGTTGACACCAGCACGACGGAGTCGTGGGGAGTCCTGGAGCCGGTCCGTGTGGACCCGACAACCGGCGAGCTTGGATTCACGGGTTGACAAGTTTGATCGTCAAGGCTTACAGTTAGTGCATTGCAAGAGCAGGCCAACCGTAGGAGACATCTTGAGCATCACAGAAGCGTTCGGGGTTGCCAGTCCGGTCGAGTCCCCCTTCGAGCGTGACACCCTGAACTACCCCGGCGAGTGCGTCGACATCATCGGCCAGGTAGTCGGACCGAACTGGCTCGGCGAGCACTTCGTCATCACCGACGTGACGTGCGTGTGCTCGGTGGAGACCGGCGCCGACACCACGATCGCGCACCTGGAGCACCTGACCGGCGAGCGCAAGGCCCTGGTCACCAGCGAAGCCAAGCGTGAGTTCGTCACCAAGACAGCAGCGATCAAGCTGGCCCGCCAGGAGATCCCGGCCCTGCCGGAGTGGCGCGAGATCCGCGAGGTCGAGGCCACCCTGCCCAAGTCACACCTGTGGATCTGAGAGGAACCAGTGAGTAGCGAAGTCGATGAGGCTCTCCTCAACGCGCTGAACGTCGAGGTCAAGGACCGAATGGGGGAAGGGGTGTTCGTGAAGAACACGATCATCCTGACCCTCGTGGAGACGCCGCGACGGGACGGCGACAAGCCGGACGCGCAGCGCTTCCAGATGCTCGTCAAGACGCTCCAGCCGATCCGCACCGAGACGGCCGCGCGGATGATCAACGAGGCCGCCGTGCAGTTCCAGCGGCAACGGATGGAAGCCGAGAAGAAGTGAAGTACCAGCACTTTCTGGTCGCGAATCAGTTCGGCGGACTGGACCAGGTCGTGCATCTCCCGGTCGAGGGACCCGCCGCCGAGCGGTTCTTCGACGAGTTCTGCAACGCCTACATGGCGAACAAATACCGAGCTGCCATTACACCGGAGGAATCCAAGTGACCGAGATGAAGACCAAGTTCCACGCGAAGCTCGACGTTCAGCTTGTTGGCTACACCGTCTACAAGCCGCCGACGGACCCAGAGACCGGCAGCCCGGTTATGCCGCATGACATCTCGGACACGTCGTTCGGCCGGAACCAGTCCCTCATGGCCCTGGCGGGGAGAGGGTGCTACGAGTCGTTCGACAACCCCAAGGGCCGGACGATCCCCGAGTACCTGTGGAACATCCTCAAGCAGAAGCACGGCTCGGTCCTGGAGCACGCCAGCGTCAGCTTCCGGCTGACCGGCATCTCCCGCGCGTGTTCCCATGAGATCGTCCGCCACCGGCACCACTCGTTCTCGCAGCTCAGCCAGCGGTACGTGGACGCGCGGCAGATGGGGATCGTCGTTCCCCCGGCCATGATCGAATTCTTCGCCGAGCTGGTCGACGGCACCGAGAAGACCGATGAGGAGATCGCAGGCTTCCTCGACGTCGAGAGCGTCAAGGGACTGACCCGCCAGGAGTTGATTGATCTCTGCGCGGAAACCTACGCGGCCGAGAACTACGGCGAGGTGAACGCGCGCTACACCGACACGATGGAAGAGCTGGCCGAGATGTTCCCGCACATGGGACGCAAGGCGCTGCGCGGCGCCGCACGGTCGGAGCTGACCGAGGCCGTCGAGACCCGGATGGTCATCACGGCCAACCTGCGAGCGTGGATGGACTTCCTCGTCCAGCGGGATGCGCCGTCCGCCGACGCGGAGATCCGGGCCGTGGCGCAGGAGATCGGCCGTCATCTGGCCGACTACGCACCGGCCATCTTTGGACCCGAGGGGAGGGCTCTGTGGGACGATGCATCTCGACATGAGGTAGATCACACTCCCGCAGCTCCCCCGGAGGTTTAAGTGCCCATCGACATGCTGGTCAAGGTCTCCACCAAGGTGACCGCAGGGGTTCTCCAGAACATCGTCAACGCGCTCAACGGCATGACTGGAGAACCCCCGCAGGCTGCACCGCAGCCGATTCACATCCACATCGAGCACTACCACTACTCGGTCGAGCCGGAGGCCCCGGCGACCAAGACGAACTGGCTGCCAGGCCGGAGAGCGAGCAAGCAGTGATCATCCCCGTCGTCGTCGGAGGGACCGCCGAGTCCTTCGTGAACGACCTCCGCACCACCGTGCCGGTAGGCACGATGTGTGAGTTCACCACCCGGCACCTGGACCCGCTGTTCTTCGGGACGCCGCGCTGGGTCGGCTACCCGGCCGCATACGGCAGCACGATGGACTACGAGGAGTCCGTGGCCATCGGCATCGCCGAGCTGTGGGAGATCGTCCAGGTTTACATCGGCGAGGGAGAGCAGGTCGTCCTGGTCGGCTACAGCCAGGGAGCGGCCATCATCCGGCGCTTCCTCGCCAAGCTGGCGGCCGGTGGCTACGGAGACCCGAGCGTCTTCAAGGACGTGATCGTCGGCGCCGCGCTCATCGCGGACCCCTACCGACCGCCGGGTGGAACGCACCTCCTCGACACCATCCCGCCGGGGTACGGCGTGGCTGGGGCAAGGGAGATCTGGCCGGACGGCTACCTCGTCGAGGTCGCCGCTCCGCGTGATCCGATCTGCGCGTCCCCGTACAACAGCTACATCCGGACGATCGCGGACTTCTCGGGGTTCTTCTCGTTCGAGCCGCGCGACCTGATCATGTGGGCCAAGCAGACGATCATCAAAATCCAGGAGCAGGGCTGGCAGAATGCCAACCTCGACTGGACCCAGTTCTGGCAGACCGGCCAGCGGGTGAGGGAGGCCGTCGACGGGATCGGCGGCTACCTGCCCTACGACAAGAACCTCAACCCCGGCGGAGGCAGGCACACCTGCTACGGGACCGAGAAAATGCCGATGTCGCAGTTCACCTACTGCGAGCGGCTTGCCATCGAAATGAACACCATCGCAAGGAGAAGTGCGTGACCGACATCTACATGACCGAAGCTGGCGAGGACGAGAAGTACGGCCCCGCGTACCTCGACGAGAACGGCGCGCTGACCGAGCGCGGCGAGTGGACCATCCAGCACGCACTGGGACTGCTCGCCGAGGCGGCGCACCGGAACGCTCGCAGCAAGGGCTGGTACGAAGCCGACCGGAAGCTCCCCGAGGAGCTGGCGCTGGTCCACAGCGAGGTCTCCGAGGTCCTGGAGGAGTACCGAGACGGCCGGGAGTCGGACGAGCACTACTACTCGTTCTCGACCAACGACAACCCCGGAATGACGGCTCCGGCCAAAGACTTCGCGGAGAACTTCTTTCCGAGGACCCTGACCGGAAAGCTCGTCGGCAAGCCGGAGGGAATCCCCGCCGAGTCGGCGGACATCCTGATCCGCGTAGCCGACTACTGCGGGAACCCCGACCGGCCGGTGGACATCGGTCGCGCCGTCGTCGAGAAGCTGCGCTACAACCGGACGCGTCCGTTCAAGCACGGGGGCAAGAAGGCATGAGCGTCGAGAAGGCCACGTTCCAGTTCAAGGGTGGCTCGGTGATCGAGGTGACCAAGACCGATGTCGGCATCTTGGTGCGCGGCACCGGGGAGGCCATCGGGTGCCTCGGACTCAAGCCGAAGTCGTCCAACCAGGTCGCAATCGAGGTGGTGTCATGACCTCGCCATCGATGTTCAACCCGCTGGAGACTCTCGTCGACTACGAGGTCGAGGCCAAGGACGGATCGCATTTCTCTGAGCTGTATGGCTGGAGGGAGCAGGACGACCTCTCGATGACCGAGCGCCAGTTCTACGTCCGGATGTGGGAGGTCGCGTTCGCGCACGGCCGAGCACAGGGCCAGGTCGACGGGGTCGCGTACAAGAGCGAGCGCATCGGCGAGCTGACCAGGGAGAACACTGATTTCAAGGATCAGATCAGTGACCTCCAGACCGAGGTGGACGCCTCTCACAAAGCCGCTGCGATGAGGCTCAGCCAGCTAGAGGAAGCCAACGCCGTCGTCGAACAGCGCGAAGGGGAGCTGCGCGACGCGGCCGTCGGCCTCCGTCGCCAGCGGGAGACGATCGGGGAGTTGGAGAAGAAGGTCATCACGCTCGTGGACCGGAACATGAAGCGGCTCAGCTACCGCGCGTGGCACAAGGTCATGACGGTCGCCGACGAGCGGATGTCCAAAGCTCACCCGTGACGGTAGGATGCCGGGTATCTCTTCGGAGGTACCCGGCATCTCTATGTGGAAGGACCGATGTGGCCAAGATCAGCACGCGGATCAACAGCTCGACGGCCTTCGAGGTGCGCCAGAAGAATCCGATCCTCGCGGCCGGTGAGCCGTTCTACGAGTGGGACACGGCGGCCGTCAAGATCGGCGACGGTGGCACCCCGTACAACTCGCTGCCGTACGCAGGCATCGTCAACGGCATCGGCCCCGCCGGGGAGCCAGGAGAAACCGGCCCAGCGGGACTGAGCGCCTACCAGGTCGCGCTGAACTCTGGTTTCGTAGGCACCCAAGCTGAATGGTTGGCGTCCCTGGAGGGACCGACTGGGCCGCAGGGAGCGCCGTCCACCGTCCCCGGCCCGACCGGGCCAGCGAACACCCTGTCCGTCGGAACCGTCACCGGAGGTGCCTCGGCCGGAGCGACGATCACCGGGTCGGCCCCGAACCAGACTCTCAACCTGACGCTCCCCAAGGGAGACAAGGGAGACCCCGGCGACGACTCGACCGTTGCTGGGCCCCAAGGAGAGCAAGGCCCACAGGGAGAGCAAGGCCCCCAGGGAGAGGTCGGGCCGCAGGGTCCGGCCGGAACGCTGACCGACGGATCGGTCACCTCGGCCAAGATCGCAGGCAACGCGGTGACGAACACGCACATCGCGGACGGCGCAATCGCGCAGGTCAAACTATCGGACACCGGATTCCTGACGACCGCGATCAATGCAGCAGCCGCGACCGCCAACGCCGCGCAGCCGATCGCCGCGAAGGGCCAGGCCAACGGCTACGCGCAGCTCGACGGCAGCGGCCTGCTACCGCAGGCAATCCTTCCCGCAATCGCGATGACCGAGTTCCTCGGCGCTGTCGCCAGCCAGGCCGCAATGCTCGCCCTCACCGGGCAGCGAGGTGACTGGTGTACCCGAACCGACCTCGGCACCGACTTCCAGCTCATCGCGGAGCCGTCGTCCACCCTCGCGAGCTGGCGACAGATGACCTACCCGGCCTCCCCGGTGTCCTCGGTGGCCGGTCGCACCGGTGCCGTGACCATCTCGGGAACCGACATCACCGACTTCACCACGACCGGGCGCGCGCTCGGCATGGCGACCAGCGCGGCCAACGCGCGGACGCTGATCGGCGCCGGTACGTCGTCGCTCGCCGTCGGCACCACAGCGGGAACGGCCGCCGAAGGCAACGACTCGCGGATCGTCGGCGCGGCGCCGAAGGCCAACCCGGTGTTTACCGGGACGGTCGAGACCCCGGCCCTCAAGGTAACCGGTGGATCTCCCGGCTCCGGGAAGCTCCTGACCTCGGACGCGTCCGGCAACGCCACCTGGCAGCCGCCGGGTGGCGCGCTGCCGTACTCGGAGGCCTACGTCACCGGCAGCACGCTGCTCACGGCGTCGAACAGCGTGGCGACACAGAACATCAACGCGGTGACCACGGCTGCCGAACACACCTTCGCCTCGGACGGAATCACGGTCCCCGCTGGGACGTATCGGGTGGTGTGCGAGGTGAACTGGAGCACGACCGCGTCCAACGATCGCAGCATGGGTTTCTACGACGGAGCCCTTTATCGGATTCGTGAAGGCGTGATCAACAACATCGCGAACTCGATTTCCCAGTTCATCTACCAGATCACGGTGACCGGATCGACCAAGCTCACTCCGGCGTTCTTCGTCGGTACCACGGTGTCCGGCACGAGGACGCTCGCCGCCGGTAACCTCACTCGGATGATGATCCAGAAGATCTAGGAACCGGAGGAACGATGGCAGGCAAGCGTGGACGGCTGAACACCCGGAAGAAGGGGAAGGCCAAGAACGGCGCGAAGTGGGGCCACGGCTTCGTGCCGAAGAACGCTGCGGCGCGGCTGCTCAAGAAGAAGCTGGACCGCAACGGAAAGCGGCGCGCTCGCACGTCGCAGGGCTACAAGAAGCGGCGATGATGTGCTCACCGAGTGGTTCGATCCGATGACGGTCCTGGTGATCGTCTGTATCGCGCTGCTCGGCGGGATGCTGGCGGCGTTCATCGAGGACTACCGGGAGGGCAAGTGAGAGCGCCGAAGACGTGCTCCTGGCGCGACCCCGAGAACCCTCGGAAGGGTTGCGGGAAGACGGCCGTCGTCGGCAGGAGCGGTGAGGACTTCCGCTGCGAGAGCCACCAGCGGAAGGCGTGGGCCGGAGCGTCGGATCGTCGGCGCCGGGTCCCGCCGCTCACCCCCGAGGAGAAGGCCTTCATCCGCGAGCGGGATTGGCACGCCTGCCGGACGTGCGGCGAACCGGCCAATGAGGTCGACCACATCGTGGAGGTCGCGGACGGCGGAACGAATGTCCCGTCTAACCTCCAGCTATTGTGTGCAGAACACCATGCGGAGAAAACCCGCACCAGTCAGGAAGCGTGGAAGAGTGACGACGCGCGCCGGGGCACCTCCGCGCGAGCGAAGGCAAAGCGCCGACGACGCGCGCAAGGCTTCTACGTTCAGTAGGAGGCTGCCATGCTGCTAGAGATCCCGAAGAAGGACCCCAACGAGGTCGCCTGGCCGACGCTCGGTCCACAGGTGTCCTCGTTCATCGAGGAGCGGTTCGGCTACGGCCCCGGCTCGATGCAGGGCCAGGACGTGAAGCTGGACGTTGACCAGCGCCGGGTGCTCTACAACGCCTACGAGCACTACCCCAAAGACGTGACGATGCACGGCCAGGCGATGGCCGGTCTCCGCCGGTTCTCTCGCGTGGCGATGTCCGTCCGGAAGGGGTCAGCCAAGACGGAGCTGCTCGCGTGGGTGGTGGCCTGCGAGCTGCACCCCGAGGGGCCGGTCCGCTTCGCCGGGTACGACCCGACGGCCGAGGGTGGCCTCAAGACCGGCCGACCGGTCATGGACCCCTACATCCCGATGCTCGCGTACACCAAGGACCAGGTGTCCGAGCTGGGGTACGGCGCGCTCATGGCGATCCTCGAAGCGTGCGACGACGCGGACATGTTCGATATCGGCATGGGCCGGATCATCCGGCTCAACGAGTTCGGCCGACCAGCGGGCAAGTGCGTTCCACTGGCGGGGTCACCGTCGGCGCTCGACGGCGCGCGTACCACGATGCAGGCCCTCGACGAGACCCACCGTCTCTACACCGACCTGCACCGTGCGGCCATCGAGACCATGCTGAACAACCTCCCCAAGCGGCCGATGGAGGACCCGTGGCAGTTCACCACGACCACCGCCGGTGAGCCGGGGCAGAACTCCTACGCCGAGGAGGAGTACAAGGAGGCCAAGGCCAACGAGGAGGGAAAGCAGACCTCGACGGACTTCTACTTCTTCCACCGGCAGGCCCCGGACAACTCCAAGTTCGACACGATGGAACAGCGGATGAAGGCCATCTGGGAGGCCTCCGGACCCGGCGTTCGGAAGTGGACTCGGTTCGACCGCATCGCCGCGCAGTGGGACCGCAAGGGTGCCGACAAGCAGTACCTGGAGCGGGTGTGGACGAACCGCTGGACCCAGACGGCCAGCCAGGCATTCGACAAGGCGGCGTTCGAGGCGCTCGGCAGCGTCCGGCTGGACATCCCGAAGGGGTCGTTCGTCACGCTCGGCTTCGACGGCGCGCGCTTCAACGACTCCACCGCGCTGGTCATGACCGACATCCGGCGCGGCGTGCAGAAGCTCGTCGGCTTCTGGGAGAAGCCGGACGACTGGAGCAAGAAGGACGACGACGGCAAGCCGATCCGCTGGCAGGTGCCGGTCCAGGAGGTCACCGAGACCTTCGCCAAGCTGATGGAAGACTACGACGTGTGGCGCGTGCTCGCCGACCCGCCGCACTGGGTGGAGACGGTGGCCGACTGGTACGGCAAGCACCCCGACGAGGTGCGCGAGTTCTGGACCAAGGACCCCACCCGCATGTACTACGCGACGCTGGCCTACATCGAAGCGATGGAGTCCGGCACGCTGTCCCACACCGGCGACCCGGATCTCGTCCGGCACATCGGGAACACCGGCAAGGCCCCGACCCGTGGGGTCGACGGCGACGGCAATCCGATGTACCGGCTGGCCAAGATCACCGAGGAGCGGAAGTACGACGCGGCCGTGGCAGGCATCCTGTCGTGGACCGCGCGGCTCGAAGCGATCGAGGAGAACGCGCAGCCGAAGGAAACGCTCTGGGTCCCGCGCCGAGTTCGCTGATACAGAAAGACCCCCGAAGCTCTGCCTGAAAACAGACGGCGTCTCGGGGGTCTTTCTTGGCGCTCTCGGGATTCCGGCCCCGAAGGCAATGCGTCTTCCTGCAAGGTTGACTGGGAGACCATAGCACGATGGTCTAGAGTGGGCCAGGACTACCCAGGAGGAGACGACACATGACGGTGATGGTGCGCGAAGGTGCCAAGGTAACCAGCCGCGCGCCGAAGGGGAACGAAGACCCCACGCCGGACTGGCTGCTCATCTCGCTCCTGCGGAACATCAATGCAGGTCAGATGGAGTTCAAGCGCCTGCGATCGTACGTCGAGGGTGACCCGCCGAAGCCGGAAGCGCCAAGCTCGGTCGACGACTCCTGGCAGGAGTTCGAGCAGTTCCGGAAGAAGTCGCGCACCAACTACGCGGAGCTGGTCGTCGGAGCTGTCCTGGACCGCACCATCATCCAGGGATTCCGGACGGCCGCCGCCGGTGACGAGGACGGCGACAAGGAAGCCGAGAAGCTCTGGGACGAGAACGACATGGACGTGAAGTCCGACGCCGTCCACTCGAACACTTTCACGTACGGCAAGGGCTACCTCCTCGCGAACCCTTTTACGAAGCGCGCGCAGGACTTTCGGCCGTGGCAGGCGCATGTCGTCAAGGACTCCGTCGGCGACACGGTCATCGCCGTCACCATCGAGCACAACCCGATCCAGGGCCGCGACTACGCGCGCCTGTGGATGCGGGACGTGGACGAGTACGGCATCGGCACCGGGAACGTGGTGTGCCACACCGCAGTTCGCGACCGCGAGAACAAGATCTTTCGGTCCGAGCAGTTCGAGACCGAGGTCCCGCTGGGCACGTATCTGCTCCAGCGATGGATCTGGTGGAAGTCCGAAGTCACCACGCTGACCGAGGTCCCGGTGATCGACTTCCCGAACCGCGAAGAGGTCGGCGAGTTCACCCGGCACACCGACGTGCTCGACCGGATCAACCACATGCTGCTCCAGCGGGTCGTGATCGCGACCATGCAGGCGTTCAAGCAGCGCGCACTCAAGGGTGAGTTCCCCGAGTTCGACAAGCAGGGCCAGAAGATCGACTACGACAAGCTGTTCCCGTCGTCGCCTGGCGCCATGTGGCTCATCCCGCCGGAGTCCGAGATGTGGGAGTCCGGCCAGACCTCCATCCAGGACATCCTCGCCAGCGTCAAGGACGACGTGCGCGACCTCGCGGCCGTCACCCGGACGCCGATGACCTACTTCTCGCCGGACGCCGCCAACGGCAGCGCCGAGGGAGCCAGCCTCCAGCGGGAGGGATACACCTCCAAGGTCGACGACCGCAAGGCTCGTCTGGCCGGTCGCTGGCGCAAGTTCATGTCGCTCATGTTCCAGATCAACGGCGACACAGTGCGTTCCGACGTTTCGCAGATCGAACTCCTGTGGGTGCCGACCGAGGTCCTGTCGCTCTCTGAGCGCTACTCGGCCGCCAGCCAGGTCGCCACGCTGCTGCCGCTCAAGACGATCATGCGCGAGGTGCTCCACTACACGCCGAAGCAGATGCGCGCCGCCGACCTGGAGCGGATCTCGCAGGCGCTCACCTCGGCCGCCGCCACCCCGACGGTCGCCGCCGGAGCGCAGCCAGCCAGCGGGGCCGGGACGCAGGCGTCGCTGACACCGCTGCAACAGTCGGCGCAGTCCAAGGCCGCGCTGTCGGCGTCCAACGGCGCCACGTCGCGCTCGACCGGCGCGAGTAGCGGACGGAGCGGCCAGTGACCACCCCCGGCGCGCTGCCGCCGCCGCGCTCGGTCTACGAGGCCCCGGCCATCGCGCCGATCGAGCAGACCCCGGCGCAGCAGGCCGCGTACCAGCTCGCCGTCGTCGCGGCCACGGTCGCGGCCGCCGGTGCGTCGAAGAAGGCCATCGCCGACCAGACCACGCTGCTGCTGATCCCGCTGCTGCGCGCGATCAACCCGTTCGACGACAACGAGGTCGCGGCGTTCGCCGCCAAGGCCGCCGAGCTGATCGAACTCGGTCGGCAGGAGACGGCCCGCGTCGCGTGGGGTGCGCTCTCGTCGCAGCTCTCCGCGTACGGAGTGAATCTCCCGGCCAACTACCTTCCGGTCGGCCAGGGCCGCCGGACGCGGCTCGACGAGGCCTACAAGCGGGTCGCGGGTGATTACCGCAAGCGCATGGCGGCAGGCACCGATTCGATCAAGGGCCTGATCGCGCAGATGGAGGAAGAGCGTTTCCAACAGCTCGGCGGCGCCGTCGTCGCGCAGGGAAGGACTGGGGAGTCCAATGCCAAAATCGAAGGTACGAAGCGATCACCGACAGCGAGTGGAAGCTCGTCGTCGAAGGCAGCAAGCGGAAGCAGCGGCAGCAGCGGCTCGTCGTCGTCGTCGACAGGAACGGCTGGAGGGGAACGCGCCAGGCCTCTCCCCAAGGACCGTGACGTTAATCGACAAGTCGACGACTGGGACGCCGAAGACGCCGCAGCGACCGCCGCTCGTGCAGCCGAGGACGCAGCCGACGACGCCGCTTTCGAGGCCGAGCAGGAGCTTCGTCGTCAAGCAGCCCTGAACGAGTTCGAGCGCCAGCAGGTACTCGAACAGGCCGCGCAGCACGACATGGAGATGCGCACCGAGCGCATGGTCAACGACGATATGGCGATGGCCAGCCGCCAAGCCACGCTTGACGCGATGCAGTCGGCACCTCGGGGAGTGATCACCGGCTATCGCCGTGTCCTTCATCCCGAGCTGTCGGAATCGGGAGTGTCGTGCGGACTCTGTGTGGCGGCCAGCCATCGTAAGTATTCTGTCCGAGAGCTGATGCCGATCCACAATCTGTGCAAGTGCGAGGCCGTGCCGATCATCAATGGCAAGGACCCTGGCGCGCAGATCAATCGGGAGGACCTCGGCGCTCTGTACGACGAGGCTGGCGGGTCGACGGACCGGCAGGATCTCGCGGCCGAGAAGTACACCGTGTTCCATCACCCCGAGCTGGGTCCGGTCCTCCGGAACCAGAAGCACTCGCTGAGTCCTATAGGATTCTCACCGAGGGAAGCCTCCGATGCTCACAAGACCAAGGTCCGCGACGCTGCCAGGGCCTTCCAAGAGAAGCGCGCCGAATCCTTCGGCACGTCCAATTAACCGGGAGAGATAGTGCGCAACACACTCAGCACCAAGAAGACCTTCGGATTCGCCACGGCGATGGACCCTTTCGCGCGTGCGCCGCGTGGTGCCAAGATGCACCCCCGCCGCGACGAGGGTGGCCACGAGACCGGCAAGAAGACCGGCGAGCCGGACGACAAGTCCAAGGACGACGACAAGTCCAAGGAGAAGGAGGGGGACAAGACCCCTCCGGCCAAGACGGAAGCGCAGAAGGCCGCCGAGACCACGGCCAAGGCCGAGAAGAAGCGCGCCGACGATCTCCAGGCCGAACTCGACGCCGAGCGGGCCAAGCACCTCTCGGACGACGAGAAGACCCGCGCCGAAGAGGTCAAGACCAAGATCGCCAACGCGGTCACGGCCAAAGAGACTGAGCTGCACGAGCATTACGGCGCGATCATCGAGGGCTACCAGACCAAGGTGATCGACGGCCTGATCAATTCTCAGCTCCAGACGGTCGGCCGGTCGATCGACGACTTCAAGACGGTCATCAGCACATTGGACAAGCGGGCCTTCGTCGGTGAAGATGGCGCTGTGAAGGAGTCCGACGTGACCAAGTGGGCCTCCGAGCTGGCGGGGTCGTATTCCTCGAAGCCTCCGCGCAACACCAAGGGGCCTCGGTCCGGCGGCGTACAGAACAGGGGCATGGGTCAGTATCTCGAAGACTGAGCCGTCCCCCGCCAGAAGACGATCGAGAATCGAAAGGTAGGCCCTAATCATGGCCGGTCTCAACCCCACTCGGAGCAGCGACAAGAACGTTCGCGACCACACTTGGCTTGCGAACTACGACGGTCTGGACTTCACCGAGTCTGCAACGTTCACGGCGACCGCGTTCGACGCGGCCGGTGGACACCGTCTGGACAACTGGGTTCGCGGTGGTACTCCCGTCGCCAAGCTCGCAGACGGCAAGTTCACCCTCTACAACCCGGCTGGTGTCGACGGCTCGGAGATCCACTACGGCTTCCTGCTCGACGCGATCCAGCACACCGACCCCGTCTCGGGTACCAAGAACTCGCCGCTCACCGGAGCAATTCTCGTCCGTGGCGCGGTTCTGACCAACCGTCTGCCGGTCGCGTTCGACTCGACTCCGGCCGCCGGTTCGGTTTCCCCGCACTTCATCTACCGCGTCGGCTGATCCACAGCCCCGTCTACTCACCAAGATAGGAGTGGGTCAATGCCCATCAATCGCGACCACGTCGATCCCGACGAACTGACTTCGCAGGTCCGACGCGCACTTGCCGACCAGGAGATCAACTCTCCGCAGTCGCTCGCGCCGTACCTGCCGTCGGAGACCCTCGATGACATCGAGTACGAAGCCGATGCGGGACAGGGTGGCCTGATCACGGCTGCCGACTACCGCGCATACGACGCTCCCCTGACCATCGGTCGGGACGAGGCGCTCGCTCAGATGCGCGGCCGTATCCACTCGCTCGGCCAGACCATCCCGCTGTTTGAAGAGGACCGCCTGCGGCTCCGCAACGACAGCGAGGACGCTCTGCGCCGGACCATCGACCGGATGGCCAATCGTGCGGCTCGCGCCGTCGCGATCCAGGTCAACGTCAAGCGGGGTGAGGCGCTCGCCACCGGCAAGCTCGCCTTCCGTGGCAACGGCCAGAACTTCGATGTCGACTTCGACCGCAAGCCGGAGTTCACCACGACCCTGGCGAACCTCTTCTCCGACCCGGACACCGATCCGATCGCGGAGTACGAGGCTCTCATCGAGCTGTACGAGGACGAGAACGAGTTCCGTCCCGAGGTCGTCCTGACCAGCTCGAAGGTCAAGCGCGCCTTCTACCGCCACCCCAAGGTCGCGGCCATCGCAATGGGACCGACCTACGTGTCCGGCTCCATCGCGACGAACGAGCAGGTCCTCGGACTGCTCAGCAAGTACGACCTGCCCGACTTCACCGTTCGCGGTGGCAAGGTCAAGCTGCGCGGCCAGGACGGCGTGGAGACGGTCAAGAACATCCTCCCGGATGACTCGCTGATCTTCCTCCCCGGCACCGGTGACGCGGCCATCGCCGAGTCGTCCAGCCTCGGCGCCACCTACTGGGGCACCACGCTCGAAGCTCAGAAGGCTTCGTGGGGCATCTCGGACCAGCCTGGCATCGTCGCGGCCGTCCACGACAACGACGACGTTCCGGCGCGGATGAGCGTCTCGGCACTGGCTATCGCCATGCCGGTCCTCATCAACCCGAACTACTCGCTCTGCGCAAAGGTGCTGTGAGTCATGGCCAAGAAGCTCAAGGTATACACGGTGCTCCGCAAGACGGTGCATTCGTCGCCTGAGTTCTTTGGCCCTGACTCGGATCTGCCCGACTGGGCAGTCAAGGCGCTCGCGGGGAAGGACCACCTCTTCACCAAGGACGACGGGAAGTCGCAGATCATCGCGACCATCCCGAACCCCTCGGACGAGGTTCCTCCCCGCGAGGTCAAGCCGACCGGGTCGGCGCAGGTCCGTGAACCTGCGGCCACCGAACTGGGCAAGCCGGACACCGTCGATCCCAATGCGGACGAGCTGGAAGAGCCTCGGCGCAATGCGTCGGAGCTGGCCTGGCGGGAGTTCGCCGAGGACCGTGGCGTTCCGGTGACGGAGAGCATGGGCCGCGAAGCGATCATCACGGCCTGCGAAGAGGCCGAGGTCATCGAGGCCAAGTAAGACCGATCGAGAGGCGCGGATTAGGAACTGGGAGAGGTGCTCGAAGTGGCTGACAACGATACTGCCTACGCAACGTGGGAAGACGTTCAGAAGGGCTTCGAGAAGCCGATCCCGGCGATCAACCAACCGGTTGTGACCGAGTTCCTGATCCGCGCCTCTCGGCGTCTGCGCATGATGAAGGGCAAGCTGGCGGCAGCCCTGGTCACCGAGGGACCCGAGTCCGATCTGGCGGGGTTCGTCAAGGACATGGTGGTCGACGCCGCCGAGCGGAAGCTGCGCAACCCCGGCGGGTTCTCGCACGAGAACGCCGGTGTCTTCTCCGTCTCGCGATACGACGATTTCGCGAAGGGACGCATCACGTTTGACCCCACCGACCTGGCGCTGATCGATGAGTACATCGACGAGACGCTGGATCGCGTGGTCCGTGGTCCCATCAAGATCGGCCTCCCCGCGTGGAGGATTCCATGAACCCCTTCGGCGCCATGAACCCATTCCTTGCCGGTGGCAAGGACATCGAGGTCTGGGACAAGCCGGGGCAGGACTCGTGGGGAGAGAAGCGCGCCGCGCACCTCTTCACGCTCCACAACGTCGCCGTCGCACCGCGCACCACGAAGACCTCCGAGGGAGAGGGCTTCCGGGGCCGGATCGCGTCCGGCTACACGCTGTACCTCGACCACGACCAGGTCGCGCAGATCAAGCAGGACTACGAGTTCGTCATCACGATGCCGGACGGGACCCGCGCCTTCTACGACCTGGACGGCTTCGACTGGGGAGCGAACTGGGACAACCCGTTCTCGTCGTTCACCCCCGGCGTCGAGGTCAACCTCAAGTTCCTCCGAGCGCAGGAGCCGTCGTGAGCTTCCCCGGAGAGAGCACGCCGCATCCCAGCGATGTCTGGCGGAATGGCTACAAGCAAAAGACTTTTGCGTGGCGCGAGTACCTCATGGGGTCGAACGACCTCCGGCGGGTGATGTACCGCTGCTCGGCGCGCTCGGCCGCGTTCTTCCGGCGCAACGCCAGCCGCTCGCCGGGGCCGGGGCCGCACACCGCCGACATGGTCCGCATCGAGTCCTTCGTGCCGGGTGGCGCCAAGTTCGACCGCATGGAGTACCGGGTGGTGGCTTATGGCCCCAACGCCGCGATGGAGGAGTTCGGCGGCAAGGCGAACCACGGGAAGCCGCGCGCCGGTAACCACACGCTGCGCAAGTCCCTCGTCTACATCAGCGGGGGAAAGAAGATCACTCGGGGAGGCAAGATCGTATGAGTGGAATGGACGACACGGACTTCGCCGACATGGAGAAAGCTGTTGGCGCTCTGCTGCTTCCGATCGTGCAGGACCCCGACCACATCGGCAACTTCCTGGTGATCGAATACGACCAGGTCGGCGCGCTGCTCGACGCGACGGACAAGCCGTTCATCACCATCCGCGAGCGGGGTGGAGTGCTCGACTCCGACACATTTACCTCCTACACCAACATCGAGGTATCGTGCTGGGGAAAGTCGAGACAGGTGGCTCGCAAGGCCGCCAAGGATTCGTTTCGGCTGCTCATGCAGTGCGAGGACGGGGCCGAGGTCGATGGAGTTCTGATCGATGGGGTGGAGGACATGACGGGTGCGGAAGAGGTCTCTCTTGAGAATCCAGACGACCGCTGTGTGACCCGGATGTTCCAACTCTCCTCCCGACCGCAGTACCAGGACTAGCACCCGCTGGTTCTTCATCAAGACAGGAGTTAGGCAATGCCTTCTTTCGCCGCTCTCGCGAAGCGCCAGGGTGAACTCATCCGCAAGCCGCTCGCAGGCATCATCGCAGTCGCCGACGAGTCGTTCGCTCTCGCCGAAGATTTCGCACTCACCGAGACCGCGTCCGCGACGCTGGTCGACCTCGGCACCGACTGGGATCAGCTCGGCTGGGTCTCCAAGTCCGACGGCCTCACGTTCAGCTCGGATGTCGAGTCCAGCGACGTGGAGTCGTGGGGTGCTCTGGAACCGACCCGAAGTGACATCACCAAGGACGTTACGTCTGCGCAGTTCACCTGCCAGGAGACGAACAAGAAGGTCCTGGAGATGTACTACAACGTGGATCTCTCTGCGGTAGAGGGAGACGCGGTTACCTCCGAGGTCGCGTTCAACTCGTCCACCGAGCCGAGCACCACGTACCGCCGGATGCTCTTCCTGTCCAAGGACGGCGCCGGTTCCAAGGAGATCTACATCGCTAAGCTGATGCCTCGCGCATCGGTCACGGCGAAGGCCGATCAGTCCTGGAACTCGGAGGACGCGCTCACCTACGGCATGACCGTGACGGCCAAGGTGGATTCGGAGCTCGGCTACGCCGTGCGCCACTACTTCGCCGGACCCGGTTGGGCTGCACAGCTCCTCAAGATGGGTTTCACAAAGGCGACAGCGTAATTGGCTCTAACGCCGTCGTCGGCAATGTGATCGTCGAGTAGAGCCACCCAAGGGCCAAGGAGCCGGTAGCGTTCGCGTTACCGGCTCCTCCTCTCGATAGGAGGGTCATGCGCAAGACCAAGAAGTTTCGTCGCAGAAGGTTGTTCCGTCTCCTGGTCGGCTCTGGCTCCACGCCGGTCCTGGGTCCGACGGTCTCGACAGACAACGTGATCGAGGGGCACCGGCCCCTGATCCTCGGATAACCAGGAGAAGCTATGCCGTACTCACGGCCCGAAGTCACCAGCGGGGTCACCCGCATCACAAAGCCTTTTGTGGAGAACATCCTCGACGGCATCGACGAGAAGCTCGACGAGGCGACCGCTAATGCCACTTACGCCCCGGCATGGGCCGACGAGCGCGACGGCGGACTCGCCGCAATGCAGAAGCTCCGCTTCGAGCAAGAGGCGGTCCGGTTCGGACTGGCTGGTGACAGCACCGGCAACTTCACAAACGAGTGGTTCGACCTCGCAGCCGTGAACCTCGGTGCCGCACACCCAGCGCTACGCGTCGAGAATGCCCACTGGAACGACACGAGCCAGTCATGGGACGCGCCCGTCGTCGTGCAGGCCGGGACCACCGTCTCGTCCGGCGTCAAGGCGCGGGACACGTTCACCCGGACCGCCGCCGACCTGTCCGGCTCCACCCCGGACCTCGGACCGGCGTGGACCAACGACGGGTCCAACGCGGTCGGGGACTGGACCATCGACGGGTCCAAGGCGGTCGCCACGTCCGAGACGACCCGAGGGGCCGTCTTCCTGGACATGCAGGTCGACGGCGAGATGGAAACCCGGATCGACTTCAACATCAGTACCGTCATCGCAGCCGGGTCGCGAAGTGTTCGGTTCTACACGTCCTACAAGGACAATGCCAACCAGATCTTCGGCCAGGCCGTCGTCTCCCAGACCACGGGCGCGGTGACCCTGAATATCACCAAGCGGATCGGCAACGTCGCCACCAAGATTTCGCAGACCACGGACCCCACGTCGGCGGCCATCGCGACCAATGCGGCTGACCAGAATGTGACCTCGCGAATCAAGGTCGTGGGTACCACGGTCACCTTCACGCTGACCAAGGGTGGGGTGACCGACACGGTTACTGCCACGCTGACGGAGTCTGATCTGACCGCGCTCAGCGGGGCGAAGAAGGGCGGTATTTCAGTCAACCAGTCCGTGCCACTTCCGTTCACGATGGACCTGGTCGAGGTCTCTCTCCTGACCGCCGCTCCGCTGATCGAGGCCGAGTTCTGGAACTCGTCGGTGTCCGGCTCCACACTGGATTACCAGCAGAGCCGCATCGCCACGCTATTCCCGGAGTCGCTGGATGTGCTGTTCCTGTCGGCTGGGCACAACTACGGGGCCGACAGCCCCGAAGTTCACCAGGGGAAGATCGACGCTTTCATCGCCGCATTCCATGCGGTACAGCCGGGGGTTCCGATCATCATCACCGGACAGAATCCGCAGTTCGCACCGGCAACGCAGCGAGTGGCGCACAACAAGCGCCAGTCCATGTTGAGGTCGTACTGCCGTTCGCGAGGTTTCGGGTACATCCCGGTCACCGAGAAGTGGCTGGAGCAGACCGGAAAGGGTGCCGCGCTGGTCCAGGCTGACGGAATCCACCCGACAGTCGGCGACACGGCCACCGGCTCGTCGTTCTGGCGGGACCGCGTTCTGGACTACCTGAACGCACTCTGACCCGCCCAGAATTGCTCACATTGTGCGGGTCCCAACCCGCCAAGATAAGCTCCACGAACATCCCCCGCGCCGTGCTACTCCCCGGTCGCGGCGCGGGGGATCTCCAACCGGGGAGACACACAGGAGATGGTTTAAATGGCTTTCAAGCCGGTTCGTCTGACTGACCCCAAGGGCAACAACCCCGACGTGATCGCGGACAACGCGATCGACCTGAACAACTTCACCTTTCGCGATGGCTACGTGAAGGCCAAGAGCCAGGCTGGCGTCGGTAAGGTAGAGTCCGACAATGCCAAGGCCGCAGCAAACGGCGGAGGCAAAGCTACCGGCGCCGACGGCAAGACTGTCGCGACCGCGTAGTCCCAGCAACACTCACTCCAATCGACCGGGGAGGTCGTCGTGGCAATTGATTTCGAGACACTGGCAGCGCGCGCTGAGAAGCGAGTCGCAAAGCGGGGTGGCAAGCGCGAGTTCGTCATGCGCATCAAGGATGACAAGGACATCGTCATCCCCAAGCCGGACGCAATCGTGTCGATGCAGGCCGAGTCGGCCAAGACCCTGTGGGACCAGCTCCGCGTCCTGTCCGGCAAGGACTTCGGCCGGATTCTCGAACTGGTCAAGGGCAAGGACATCCAGGTGGTCCAGGATCTCATCACTGAGATGTGGGAGGCCTGGGACGACGACTCCCATGAGGTCGACGGGGGAAAAGAGGCCTAGTCGAGCTATTCGACAAGTTCGCGAAGGAGATCCAGTGGGATTTCCGGAACGTCCTGACGATCGATGTGCTCGACTACTTCACCGGGGACCGCTCGTGGCATGAGTTCTACGAATATCTGTCCGAGCTTCCCCGGTGGGGAAAGTTCCATTCCGCTCTTGCGATGGACCGCGATCACGCCCTATTCATCCACGAGCAGCAGCGTTTAGCTCGCGAGGCAGCGGAAGAGCGGGATGAGGACGACGAAGACGAGGATGAAGGCCACTGGAAGCCGGTGGGAAGATCACCGGAGGGCTACACCCCCGAGCTAGACGCACTGCACGTCCTCGACGAGAGAATCCAGTCTCTCGCGAGAATCCTGATCATGGTGAACTCCAAGTCCAAGCCGCCGGACGTACAGCGCCACAAGCGCCCGGTCACGGCACTTGACCTGCTCGATCTCGAAGACGAGCGGGACGAGATGTCCGACCTGGCTTCGGCGTTTGGCCTCAAGAAGTCCTGATGGACTAGGATCAGGTACGCCAAGGGCATCTCCGAACAGAACCGGAGGTGCCCTTTCGTATCAGAAGGGGTTGTGACCGATGGCGAAGACGTTTCTCGCAGGCGAGGCCGCCGTCAAGCTCACCCCCAACTCGAAGGACTTCCACCGCAAGGCCCGGTCGCTCATCGCGCTGGAGCCGCTGCGCGCCGACGTAAACCTCGTCGCCGACATGAAGGGCTTCCGGAAGGACGCCCAGGGCAAGCTCTCGACCGCGAAGCTCAAGGTCGATGTCACGCCGCGACTGGACATTACGGGTTTCCGGCAGAAGTCGCAGGCGCAGCTCGACGCCGGGAAGCCGCTCACCCTCAAGGTGAACGTCCGCGCCGACGCCGACAAGAACTCCGTCCGGTTGGCGCATCAGGCGATGCAGGCTCAGCTCGACGCGATGAAGAAGCTCACCATCGGCGTCGAGGCCAACCCGACGCAGGCGTCCATCACGATGGGGCTGTGGCGTCAGGCGCAGGAGGCCCGCCAGATCACCATCAAGGTGAACGCGGACACGACCGCCGCGTCGGCGTCTCTCAAGTCGATGCGGATGCTGGGTGGACGCGGGTCCGGCCAGGGTCGCTCCGGCGCTCCGATCGGCCGCCAGGTCAAGCGGGCAGCCATCGGAACCGGCATCACATTCGCTCCCATTGCCACGCAGGCGGCCGTCGGCGGCCTATCTGCCATCACCGGCGCCGCTAGCCAGGCAGCGGGAGCGCTGGGCCTGCTTCCGGCGGCCATCACGGCGGCTGGCGCTGGCTTCGCGGCGCTCGGCGTCGGCATCTACGGTGTCGCCGGGGCGTTCCAGGCGCTCGCCAAGGAGTCCGAAGAGGCGAAGAAGGCCACCGACAACACCAAGAACCAGGCCTCCGCCGCGCGAGCGGTCGCCGGAGCCGTGCGGAACATTGCGTCCGCCGAGCGGGCTGTGGGCAAGGCGCAGGAGAACGTCCGCAAGGCGCAGGACGACCTAAACAAGGCCCGGAAGCAGGCCGTCCGCGATCTGCGCGACATGAACGATGAGCTGCGCCTCGCCCCGCTGAACGAGAAGGAAGCCGCGCTCGCGATCAAGGAAGCGCAGCAGCGACTCTCCGAGGCCATCTCCGGCGGGGACGCCCTGGAGATCGAGGGTGCCCGGATCGATGTCGAGCGCTCCAAGATCGACTACGACATCCTGACCAAGCAGAACCAGGACCTCTTCAACGACACGATGGCGGCCAACGCCGCCGGTGTCGAAGGCGCCGAGGCCGTCGTGGCGGCGAAGGAAGGCGTGGTCGACGCCAACGACGCCGTCGTGGCCTCGCAGGAGGCCGTGCTCGACGCGCAGGACGCGCTGACGGCCGCCATCGAGGCGCAGACCGAGGCGCTCACCGAGAACAGCGCAGCGGCGGACGCGGCGGCTCTGGCGATGGCCAAGCTGTCGCCGAACGCGCGGGAGTTCGTCCTCGCCATGCGCGAGCTGGGGCCGCAGTGGACAGAACTCCGGAAGGCCGTGCAGGACAACCTGTTCGGCAACCTCGGCGACTCCGTGTCGCACCTGGCCAACGCGCAGCTCCCCGTCCTGCGAGAGGGCCTGCGGGGTGTCGCGGAGATGCTCAACCGGGGCATCCGGGACTCGCTGATGGTGTTCTCCTCGGCCTCCGCCATCGAGGACTTCAACACCACGCTCGGCAACACGCAGCTCATGTGGGCTGGCCTCGCCGACACGGCCGCGCCGCTGTCGCAGGCCTGGATCGACCTGTCCACGGTCGGCTCGACGTTCCTGCCGCGATTCGGGACGGCGATGGCCGATGCGTCCGCTCGGTTCTCCGAGTGGATCGCGACCATGCGCGGCACCGGCCAGATGCAGACGTTCTTCGAGAACTCCATCGAGATGGCCAAGCAGCTCGGCCGGATCATCTCCAACGTCGGTCACATCATCGGGGACTTCTTCTCGGCCGGTGCGGCGACCGGTGGCGGCTTCCTCAACACCATCGAGACGGCGACCGCGCAGCTCCGCGCCTTCACCGAGTCGGCCGAGGGTATGCAGTCGATGCAGACCTTCTTCGCCGGGGTGGCCGAGGCCGTCCGTACGCTGGCGCCGATCCTCACCATCGTCGCGAAGACAATCTTCGACACCCTCGGTCCGGCCCTGACCGACCTGGTCATCGGCGCCGGTCCCGGCATCGTGGCCATGTTCGAGGGTCTCCGAGCGGGCCTGCAAGCCATCGCTCCGGTGATGCCGGTACTCGGCCAGGCCCTCGGCCAGATCGCGACCGTGCTCGGCGAGGTCTTCGTCTCGCTCGGACCCGTCATCAAGGACGTGATCGCCGCTCTCGCACCGGCGCTCGGCCCGCTGGCGACGCTGCTCGGCGACATCATCAAGGCGCTGCTGCCGATCCTGCCGCCGATCGCGCAGCTCATCGGTCAGCTCGTCTCCGGCCTGGCTCCGGCGTTCTCCAAGATCGTCGATGCCCTGGCGCCGCTGATCACGCTCTTCATCGACAACCTGATGCCGGTCCTGACCCCGCTGATCGACGTGTTCGTCCAGATCGCGGACATCGTGGGAACCGTTCTGGCAGACGTGTTTACGGCCCTGACTCCGGTCATCGAGCCGCTGATGAACGTGCTCGGTCAGGTGGCCGGGGTCATCGGTACGCTGCTGCTGACGGCCATCCAGGCCCTTGCGCCGTTCCTGCCTCCGCTGATCGACGCCTTCGTGCGCGTCGTGCTCGCGGTGCTGCCGCTGCTGGACCCCTTCATCCAGCTCGCGATGGACATCCTGCCGTCCTTCATCCAGGTCATCACCTCGCTGATGCCGACGGTGCTGCGGCTGGTCGACATCCTCGCTGGCCTGGTCGGCTACATCGTCCCGGTCCTGATCCCGGTGCTGGAGCTGCTCGGCTGGATCGTCGCTGGCGTCTTCAACGGCATCGTCGATGTGATCACCTGGGCCTGGGACAACGTCGTCGACCCCATCATCATCGCGCTCGGATGGGCACTGTCCAAGCTCGGTGACCTCTTCAACTGGCTGTGGAACGAAGCCATCAAGCCTGCTTGGCAGGGCATCACCGATGCCTTCTCGTGGGCCTGGGACAACGTCATCAAGCCGGTCGTCGGATACATCTCCGACGCGATCTCCGGCCTGGTCGGGACCTTCGAGTCCGTGGCCAGCGGGATCGGTACCGCGTGGGACAAGATCCGGGAATCCGTTGCAAAGCCGATTGTTTGGGTGATCGACAAGGTCATCAACGGTGCTTTCAAGTCCGGGTGGAACGCAATTGCGGACATTGTTCCCGGACTGGATCACTGGAACGGCGTCGACATCGAGTCGATCAAGGGTCTCGTCGGCGGAGTCGGCTTCGCCACCGGTGGTTACGTCTCCGGTCCCGGCACCGGAACCTCGGACTCCATCCCGGCGCGCCTGTCGAACGGCGAGTTCGTCATGCGCAAGGAGGCCGTCGACCGACTCGGCAAGGAGAACCTGGACCGACTCAACCAGGGCACCCCGCTGCGCCAGCCGCAGGTGCAGTCGCCGGACGGCAAGCCGCACTACGCAATGGGTGGCATCGTCCAGGACGGCGCCTACCTCACCTCCGAGATCCAGCGGAGCATGTGGGACGCCGTGCGGACCGCGTTCCCGAACGCTCAACTCACCAGCGGTACCCGCACCGAGGATGTCGGCTCCGGCTTCGACAACCACATGGCGGAGCGCGCGATCGACCTCGGCGGTCCGATGCCAGAGATCGCGAACTGGATCTACGGCATGAACAAGACTCAGCCGGTGGCTGAGCTGATTCACTGGCCGCTCCAGGGCTGGGAGAACCTCGACAACGGGGTCCCCTACGACTTCGGCGCCAGCACGAACTCCCAGCACGCAGACCATGTCCACTGGGCTATGGAACAGATGGTCTCCTCCGACGGCAAGATGATCTCGGCGGCCTTCGGCGGCGGAGCGACCGGCCAGGCCTCCAGCGGGGGAGGGGCGCGTCAGTGGCTCGCCGACAAGGTGGCGGACCTGTTCGAGAAGCCGCTGCGCGCCATCGGCGACACCATCCCGGACTTCGGGCCGTCCAAGTTCGGCCAGCTCCCGAAGACGGCCTACCAGTCGATCGTGGACGCCGGACTCAAGTTCGTGCGCGAGAAGCTCGGCGGCAGCACCCCCGGCGGGAACAACCAGGCCGGGAACGTCCCGTGGGACATCTCCGGCGGCGCCGAGCAGTGGCGTGGCGTCGTGCTCGAAGCGCTCCGGCGTACCGGGCACCCGGAGACCGAGGCCGACCGTGTCCTCAAGCAGATCGACATCGAGTCGTCCGGCAACCCGAACGCCATCGCGACCGACCCCAGCGACCCCAACGTCGCCGCCGGTCGGCCGTCGAAGGGTCTGATCCAGGCCATCGACACCACGTACCAGGCCCACCGCGACCCGGCGCTGGTGGACAACATTTATGACCCCCTCTCGAATGTCGTTGCAGGCATTCGATATGCGGATGCCGAGTACGGGGACATCAGCAACATCTGGCCGAAGGTCATGGGCTACGACACCGGCGGGATCGTGCCTCCGGGCCTGACCACGGTGAACAACCAGACCGGCCAGAACGAGTACATGCTGACCCCGGACCAGATGGGTATGGTCCAGGGCCTCATCGATGTGCTCAGGATGGTCGGCGCGACCCCGAACACCTTCGGCGGTGTCCAGCCGGTCAACGTCGAGCAGGTCAACGGCAAGGACCTGACAGGCAAGGACATGCCGGTCACGGCCGATGTCGAGGGCAAGGACGTGACGACCGGCGAGGCTTACGGCCAGCCGCTCCAGGGTGCCGCGATCGACAACCAGACCGGCGCATACCTTCCGGGAAACAACGTCCCCGCTGGCGAGGACCAGACCAACACGGTCCCGTTCTCGTTCAAGACGGATACCCCGGAGTGGAAGACGGCGAAGTCGCTGGCCGGGATCTTCGGCTTCGACAAGCAGGCCAGCAAGATCGAGTCGAAGGCCGACCCGATCAACGGCATCATCGCTGGCGCGACGCAGGCCGCTCCGGCGTACGCCGCTGCGCTGGCGGGCAACCCGGCCGCGCTGATGGGCCAGATCGCCACCACGACCGGCCAGTGGGCCGCGAAGACCACCACGGACTTCGCGACGTACCTGCCGGAGAACGCTGGCGGCATCCTGGAGTCGGCCCTGTCCGGCCTGGCAGGACCGCTGATCGGTACTGTGAACACCGGCATGAGCCAGGCTCAGCTCGTGGAAACGATGGAGGATGTCGAGAACCGCAAGGCTCGACGGACCAAGACAGGACGGTCACGACGTGGCTAGGGGACTCTCGCGCGGAGACAAGACGTGGATCGTCTATCGAGGCCCTGACGGGTCCCGGTTCTATCTGGCCGGGACTCATCGCCAGGGTAAGCAGGGGGTCGAGTTCGCGCGCGGCATCGTGGGACTCGACCGGCCGCCGACGGAGCTGGTTTGGCTCCAGGAGGCGCGGCAGAACGGTGCCGACCTGGTCGGTGCGAACGTCGATGTCCGGCAGATCAAGTTCGCCGTGAACATCCTCGGGAACACCCCGCGCGACATGCGCGCCCGGTACTCGGACTGGAACCGAGCGAACCGGACCGACCAGCTCGGTCGGCTGATGTTCCTCAACTCCTACAGCGGGGTCCGCTTCTGCGATGTCCTGCTCGGCGAGTCCCCAAGCGGGTCGATCGACCAGGACCCGGCGCTGCTCCGGCGGATGGTCGACTACCCGTTCACCTGGGTGGCGCCGAACCCCTACTTCAAGGGGTACACCGAGACCTTCGAGTGGGAGGTCGGCCACCGGGACAGCCTCGGCATCTCGGAGGGTCCGCTGCGGGTCCGGAACCTCGGCGACAGCTACACCTACCCGAAGATCAAGCTCCCCGGTCCCGGCACCTGGTCGATCCCGCAGGGAACGCGCCTGCCGGACGCGTGGGGCCGGGAGGGTCAGGGACCCCTGGACGACACCATGATCACGCTTCCTGAGCTGAATGAGGGCGAAACAGCGTGGCTCGACACCGACCCCCGCGTCGAAACCATCACGATGGTGCGCGAGGACGGCCGGGAGACGAACCTGTGGGCCAAGATGTCCGGCCAGCGACCCCGTATCAAGCTGCTCGGTGACCGCGCCGAGGACTGGTTCTTCTCGGTCAAGGGTGGCGAGGTCGGCGCCAAGGCCAAGATGATCGTTCAGCCGCTCTACTCGACGTTCCAGTAAGGAGGACGACATGGTCACCATGCTCGACGCGCCTCCGCGCTCGGACAACCGCATCATCAGCTCGTGGCGCACGGACATCACCATCGAGGTCCGGCGCGGCCTGATGGAGCTCGAAGGGTACGTCAACGACCACATCGAGGCCGAGTTCGAGTTCGTCGCGAACGAGACGGCGCCAGGGCACATCGAGGTCCCGGCCAAGTCGAAGTGGGCACACTGGTTCAAGCGGTGCGACAAGGAGAACATCTTCGTCCACGCTTTCATCAACGGGAAGAAGTGGACCGGCCGGGTAGACCGGTGCATCAAGAAGAAGAAGGGCAAGGTTAAAACCGTTGTAGCCGAGCTTGTCTCGGACTACGTGTGGCTCGAAGCCATCATGGCCTGGTCCGCACCTTTCGCGCCGCTGAGCATCCAGTATCCGAAGAAGGATGTCCAGTTCATGGCGACGGATACGTCGATCCGGACGTACATCTTCAAGAACCTCTTCCGGCTCCAGGCGAACCTCTACCGGTTCCCGGTCGGCTTCTTCAACGATCCGCTCAAGAACGGCTGGTGGAACGTCGAGAAGTGGATGCAGCCGTGTGTCGTGCTCCCGGCCAACCCGCTCTTCGACACGACCCGCTGGAACACGCTGCTGGCGCGCATGACTCCGCTCGACCAGCTCTTCAAGGACGTGCTCCGCGACGAAAACCTCGTCCTGACGGCGGAGGCCTTCGTCGTCGGCCGCGACCCGCAGCCGTCCACGATGATCACGCTCAACCACAACTGCATCGTCTTCGACATCCAGGACAAGCGGGGTGTGGTCGGCCGGACCGGCACGATCCTCGACGGCCTGTTCAACACGATCATCGACACGATCGACCCGATCATCGGTTCCGTCATCGGTGCTTTTACGGCTGAGAGCGACAAGTACTCGCTGTCGAAGTTCTTCGGGACCGACCCGAAGGACCCGTGGGTGGTCTTCCGCGAGGACGACGACGACGACATCGAGGAATCGGAAACGATCATTAACTCCCCGCAGGCCCACACGGCCATTGTGGGAGGTCACAGCCCTGATTGGCTCAACAAGGGCATCGATATGATCGCGAACGCTGCGATCCAGGGTTTACTTGGGGCCATCGGAATCGGCTTCCTCGGCGACCTGATCTCCGGCGAGCTGAGCGACATCGTGCTCGCGTTCCAGTCGGCGACCGACGAGCGGCGCCGGGAGCAGTTCGGCATCTTCGGCCTGCCGGAGGCGTTCGAGACCAGCGGGACAACTGCTTTCACGTTCGACGCGGTCCAGGGCCTCCGCAAGCTGCTCGAAGAGACGCGTCCCTACCGGACGCACTCCGTCACGATCCGCGACGGGAAGCCGTTCGTTCCTTTTGTGCATTTCGATGTCGGGGACCCCATCGGCTGGGAAGACGAGGACGACAACGAGATTCACGTCGATTATGTGCGTCGCATCGTCGTGACGGATAATCGCAAGTCCAGGGCAAAGGTCGCGATCACCATCGGCGACGAAGAGGCCAAGAAGGACGCGCTGACCAAGGCCCTGGAGCGGATCGGCGGGGTCAAACAGGCGTTTGACTTCTGGACCCTCTCGGATGACTAACTAGGAGCCGTTATGCCTTACTCCCGCCCGGACGTTGTTTCCGGGGTCACAAGGATCACAAAGCCTTTCGTGGACAACCTCCTGGATGGGCTGGACGAGCGCGTCACCCTTGAGGACGCTAATGCCACTTATGCCCCGGTAGTCGGGGCAGCGTCATACGCTCCCCGAGATCTGGCATCGTTTGTCACTCTCGGCGATTCTCGGACCATGCTGAACGGCACCAGCATGGACGTGGCGTCCGCGTCCGGGGTGCTCGCAAAGGACAATCGGGGGTACGTCACGCAGGCGATGGTCATCCTTCGCCAGCGGATGCGCTGGCTTCGGAATGGCGGCGTCGGCGGGGACACCACCGCCATGATGCTCGCTCGCACCGACGATCTGTTGGCGCTGAACTCCGGCTGGCTGATTGGCTTCGGCTGCATCAACTCAGTGAACGCGGGTGTCTCGTCGGCGACGATCATCGGCGAGTTGACCCAGATCTTCGACAAGTGCGCCGCGAAGGGCGTCCGTGTCGTGTGGGGTACTGACTGGATTAGTGGCGGCACGAACACCACTGCAATGAAGCTTGTGGCTGCCGAGGTGAACAACTGGCTTCGCCAGCAGGCCACGGTCCGTCCCAACTTCTACCTCGCCGAATACGCGGCTGTCATGGGTGACACCGAGACCGGAATCGTCCCCGCTGCACTCGGTCAGGACTTGCTGCATCCCGACGCGCCTGGTGCGTACAAAATGGCCCAGGAGTTGGTGCGTATTCTCGACCCGCTGGTCCCGCGCTCGGATCGGCTTCTCACCTACAACGCGGACCCGACGAACTACCTGCCGAACGGCATGTTTACCGGCAACACGTCGGGACTGGCAACAGGGTGGACCAAGGGTTCAGCAACCGTTCCGACTTATACCAAGGTGGCGCGAACGGACGGACTGCCCGGCGAGTGGCAGCAGGTGTCCTGCACTTCCGAAACGGTGTCATCGTTGACCCGCCAGGTCGCGCTGAACACGACCGACCTCACGCAAGGCGTCTTGGTTCGTGCAGAGATCGAGTTCGAGACTGATGCGGCTGGATGGAATGCGACCGAGTTCACCCTTCAGTTGCAGACGGTCGGCGGGGATGCGGCGTCGTCCTCGAACCCGAAGGTCGTGAACGACATGGTTGTCGTCGCCACGACCCCGCTTTCACTGCCTCGCATTGCGAGCGGGATTCTCAAGACCCCCGCATTCCCGATCAGCATTGGCGCGACACACTTGCAGTTCTCGCTCCGACTCAAGGGGACGGGCGTCTATCGAGTCTGTCGCGGTCGGATCGTCCGCGTCTAACCAGCTCGTAATTGCTCACTATGTGGCGGCTGCCAACCCCCAAGATAGACTGCACCGAGAGACGAGAGGCTGGACATGGCAGAGACGATCAAGGAAGCAATCGCATCGCTGATCCTGCGATGGGACGGCGACGCACTGGACTACGAGTCCGAGCGGCGCGCGATCATCGAGGTCACCAACGGAATTGGCGAGCTGGAGCTTCCCCGAGGACCGCAGGGTGAGAAGGGCCTCGACGGCGAGATGGGACCCGGCTTCTCCATCGACGCCGTCATCGACTACCCGACCGACCTGGAGGCGCAGACGCACCTCCCCACCGGCCTGGGACCGCTGGACCGGGGTTACTGGGTCCTCAACGACGCGACCAACACCGGCTTCGTCTGGTCCGGCACCGCCTGGCTGACCCTGTCCGACGTGATCGGCGCGCAAGGACCGCTCGGCCCCGCCGTCTCGGTGGCCGTCGGTAGCGTGACCACCTCCCCCAGCGGGGGTAGCGCATCGGTCACCCTGGACCCGTCGAGCACCGCGACGAACAAGGTCTTCAACTTCACCCTCCCGCGCGGCGCGCAGGGTGCCGTCGGTCTCGGCCAGAAGGGTGACGACGGCGACGCGCTGTCCAACGCTGCCGACGTGGAGTGGCCGTCCGGCGGCCCCGACGACGGCGAGACGCTGGTCTGGGACGACACGCTGAACAAGGCTCGCTGGGCCAAGTTCACTCCCGGCCCCGTCGGCCCGTACTCGGCAGGCCCGAACGAGTTCGCCGCGATCAACGACAACTCGTGGCCGAACGACTACAAGACCGTGCTCACGCTGAACATCCCGGCGCAGGAGTTCGCTTGGCACCCAAGGTGCCTCGGATACTGCGATGTGAAAGTCAACGGGATCATGGCGCGCGTCGACCTGGAAGCCAGGCTCAACAGCGCCAGCGGGCCGTGCGTCGGCCGGGGTCCGGGAACGCAGATCACCGGCTTCCTGGAGAACTTCACCACCCGCACGCTGGTCCCCACCTTCGAGGGGCCTATGACACCCACGTCCGGAGCGGCTAGTGTTGCGGCAGGGGTGGCGGCAACGATCTACCTCAACATCCGTCGCATCGACACCCTGGCCACGTTCGGCGTCGAGACCCGCAAGGACCGCGCGTCCTTCGCCGTGTGGTGCGACCCGATTCCAGGGACGGTCTGATGCAGAACACCCACAAGCTCTCCCAGCATCCGCTGGTCATCTGGCTTTTCTTCTTCCTGGCCGTGACCGGTATCGGCCAGACATTCTCCGATGCGAAGCCGGGAACTGTGCAGGAGTCCCTGTCGCCGACAATGCAGACCATCTGGTCCGCTATGCTTGGCTTCGGCTCGCTCCTGGCCTT